AGTAAGGCTATTGATCCTAGGACTGAGGCTACTAAGGTCGCCAACTCAGTCGCAGGCATTAACGGACTTTGCCGTAACGCTCATAGTTAGGGTTGAGCCAGTTGATAATGCTAGGCAAGACTGATACTAGAGCGGCATTGGCAATTGCAGCAGGGTCGAATCCCACCGCTAGGTATGTCGCTAGTGCTGCTGCTAGGAACGCTTTCCCCCAGCTTTCGGCGGCTTTTTTTAGGTCTCTCATTAGTGTCTCCTTCGAGTTCAAAATAACTGCCATCTTTGTCTCCCAAAGTTGTAAATGAAATATGGAAATGTGACCGGTGAGGATTAGCGCCATTATATTTACGCCGTTTCCAGCCCATTATCGGACTCATTATCTTGCCATCAAAGATAATGTATTTAATGCGCTTATCGCCGTTCTTTGCTAACTTACGAATTTTCTCGACCAGCGCATAAGCTTCTTCTTTATGTGCCGATAGGTCAGAATCTATGTCTATAGCTCTAACGATTCCATCTCTTGGTATATGGTCAGAAGTGCCTTTAGAGAGGTGACGAGCATCAGCAATCCAGCCATCGCTACGCCTATCGCGATCAGGATAATCGTCATCAATTTGCTCCCGAAGTTGAATTCCTGCTGCGCATAGTTTTGGCATTATGTTCAAAAATTGTGCTAGAGCCCTAGCGCCTTAAGATCATCTGGAGTAAGTCCAAGTGCTGCTAATTTAGCCTCAGCTGCTTCGCGCTTGGCTTTTGAGGCGGCTTTCTTTGCTTCAATTTTGTCTAAAATATCTTGCCATTGTGAATCAAGCTCATTTTTAGTTGGCTTTTTTGTTTCAGATAGCCAAGTTAATCCTTGGTAATCATCGCCATCTAAAGTCCATTCTGAATCAGCATAATTTGTGCTCAAAATTAAAGTGTAATCTATCATTATGCACCTATTTCCATAAGAGTAATTGAAGAAACTGCTCTACCCCAAGCAGCATTATCGCTATCTAGTTGAGTTCTATTCACATAAACAGTTTGAGCAGCGATATTGTTTCGCACTTGCACTTTATAAGTTAAAGCACTTGTAGTAGCTGGTGAATCTAAATAAGTTGCAGATGTAGCAACTGTTGAAGCATTGTTGCCTTCCTGCATAGACATTGATCTATCTCTGCTGCTTGCTGCATCACTTTCAATAATCACTGTGCTATCCCTAAGAAAGCGCGATAATCCTGCGTTAGTTCCAGCTAATCCTTGCATAGTTAAAGTTACAAAAATTAGAATTTTGCTAGTGGCCGAGCTAGGTGTAATGGATAATGATAATCCAGTCACATCTGTAAAAGAGGTTGAAGTTGAGGTAAAAGAATCTGTTTTCATTACATTTAAAACTTGCAATACTTTAGCCGCTGCTGGAGCAGACCATTTAATTTTGCCATCAACTGAAGTATCTACTGTAAGAACATTACCATTTGAACCAATGGCTAGGCGCTGAACTGCATCAGCAGCATCGCCCACAATTAAATCACCTTCGGCATCAATCAAAGATTTTGGAATAGCAGCATTTGCCAAATCATAAGAAGATTTAACGCTATTAGGTGTAGCAGCTTTAGTAGTAGAAGTGCTAGAAGTTGAATCCTCTAATTGAACTGCACCCTTTTGAGCTGTAGTTCCATCTTGAATAGCCACATTTACTGAACCGCTAGAGCCGCCTCCTGTAAGTGGAGATGAAACAGTTACCTCAGTTATATCTCCTTGATCGTTATTAATCCAAGTGTAATCTAAATCTGTATTTGAAGCTTTGCTTAATATCTGACCAGTTGTCCCACCCTTAAGATCAATTAATGAAGTATCCACACCATTACCAAAGTTACGAATGGCAGCTGCACCATCTTTGACAAGGTCTGTGTCTGCTGGCGTTGGCCAGTTAAAGTTTGTTGTATTCGGCATATATCTCCTTAGGCTACGATTGTAGCGTCTAGCCAGTATAAAGCTGGGTTAAGTGTATTCCAAGACTCAGTCGCAGGAACTGAATTCCATCTCATTGCTTGAAGGCTAAACGCCAACGGGGAAACATTTAGGGTCAGGTTTAATTGATTAAGGCTAGCCGTCCAAGTCCAACCTTCTACAAACCCTTGGAATTCTCCATTTACCATATTGGCTGGCAGGTTGATGATATTAAGAGGTTGGCCCATAAATACATTTAGCAGGTCATCCCGCTCGGCATTAGGTATCTCAGGGCTAGCTACTGGGAAGGTTATCTGCCTAAGGGCGAATTGAGGATAAGCCCTAATTTCAAGATAGAACTCAGCTTGATCCTCAGCGTCATTCTGATTCCTAAGAGTGGTGGCTATAGTCGTTGCTAATTGCCCATATAGGCTAATTGAGTCAGGGTCGCTGTCTGTAATGCTTTGATTGCCAGCAGAGCCATAAGCAATTGTTATTGAGTTTCTGACATCGCCAGCTCGCTTTAGGATTGATAGCGCTGGGCCAATTGCATCATTGCCATCTAAATCAACATACCCGTTGATTGCCAGATATTGAGCCCTATGAGTTGAATCTGAATAACCTATTCGGCCTTGAGCATCTTCATATAGATAGCCAAGACCGCTAGTCGCAAAGCGAGAGGCTAGGTTATAAACTGTGTCATTAAGATTGCTTTCAGAGTGTAGCTCATAATTTCCTGGGGTATCAATTTCTCCAAGTCCAGTATTTTCTGCATCCTGCCATTGAGTGGTTGCCTCGTAGGTTGCCCAAGTTAAAGCGGCTGGAACTTCGTTCCATTGATTAAATAGAGTTACTTCTAAAAGTTCCAAAATGCGGTCACCATCAAATTGATGGGCAAAATTCCCTACATAAACTGCGCGACTCAATCGGGCTAAAGCTCCTACTGCCACTATCTTGATTTGTTGGCTAGTGGCTGTTGAGCCTGAAGTTTGAACTGTTATGCCTAGGTCAGTAATAAAACCGCCAAATAGATTTACATAAGTAGCGCTTGAATCTTGGACTTCAATAGTCACTGCATCATTAATCTCAAAGGGAACTGATGCCTCAGCAGTCTCAATAAGTGTCAAGTTGCAATATCCAGCAATTGGCTGGGAGTAAATGTCGGTGCGACCCGACGTAATAGTTAAGCCGCTAAGTGTTGCGCCAGTAACTGTTGATCCATTTACCTTAACGCGATAGACAGGATTCCAGATACTCATAAGACTAGTTGGCTACCCCCGCCACCTGTTCTGGCTTGAGTCTGGTTAAGAGCCAATATAACTGCTCTAGTAAATCCTTCTTCATCAATGGCTGAAGGAGCATTGACATTGACAATAACATTGCCGCGTTCTTCGCCGCGTCTAGCTGCTGCTACATCAAAGTTAGAAGGGATGGCGTTACCGCTTGGCACTAGCGTTGAAGGAGTGCTAACTGCTGATCCTGATGGGACGCTTGGGGTGGTCGATGGCTTAGGATTTGGGGGAAGGCTAGGGCTTGGAGCAGTTGAAATTTTTGGAAGGCTTGAACTGCTAGGAGTGCTAGGCGCTGAAAATGAAGGCTTGGAAATAGTAGCGACATTGGGCAATAAAGGAATTGCATTATAAGCGCGAATAAGCGAATTTATTGCATCTATGGCAAAATTAACTGCGCTCTTAATTCCATTGACTACTGCGCCAATTACATCAAGTATGCCGCCTGCAACCTTGCCAATAAATCCTAGCGCTGATCCTAAATTGTTGATAAGAACTGGCACTACAAAGTCTTTAATAAAGTTATAAAGAATAGTCAAGGACTCTTTATTTCTAGCAATTGCATCGGTAACTGGTTTTAATGCTGCATCTTTAAACTCAATAAATTTAGGGATAACTGTGTTAATGAAATAATCTAAAAGTCTTTGAAGGGTAGGCAATAAAGCAGCTCCTACTGATTCTTTGGCTTCATCAAAGCCGACTCTTAATCTTTGAATTTGACCTTCAAAGGTATTGGCTTGAACTGTTGCTGCTCCACCAAAGGTTTCCGCTAGTTGCTTTACTGTCCCTTCTAGTCCAAGAGTCTTTATTTCGGCAGCAGACAAGCCAACACCTAAACGCGTTAGAGAACCTGTATTGCCTTCATAGGCTTTACCTAAAGCATTAGATACTGCCTCTACACTTTTACCAGTAGCAGCTGATATGTCTAAGGCTAGGTTTAATAAATCTTGGGACTCAGTTACTGACCCTGTTGCAACTGCTAAACGCTGAAGGGCTGGGCGTAATTGATCATCAGCAACACCAGTAGCTAATGAGGTTTTAAGTATCTGCTCCTCGACTGCCAAAATCTGAGCTTGAGTTGCACCAGTAACATTCTTAAGGGCATTGGCTAAACGAAGCTGGGCAGCCTCATCTTCAATGGCTGCTTTAACGCCATCAACCGCTAACTTGACGGCATAGGCCGCTGCTGCTGCAGCTGCTGCTGCGAAGGCGGCTGCTGCAACCTTGCCAAACTTCTCTAACTTACCGCCAAAGCCTTCAACCTCTTTGGAGCCAGTATCAAGATTTTTCTTGAGATCAGCAACATCAGCAAGAATTGAGAGCTTGAGCGTTCTACTGCCAGCCATTACTTATCCCATTCTTTCAATATCTTGGAAAATGCTTCTTGCCATTTCTTAATCAATTCAGGCTGAATCTTACGAAGGGTTGGGTAGATAAAGTAGCCAGCGTTTCCGCGACCTTTGCTGGGTGTTCTTCTGGGGAACTGACGCAAGCGATTACTTCCAAATTCATAACCCGCCCAGAGTTTTTGTGTGCTACCGCCACCAGAAAAGCGCTGACTTGCAAAGCCGTAAGAGAGCTCTCCGATTTTGGAACTGGCCGAGACTTTAACGCCTGTTGTAATTCTTCTAACTGCTTCTTGACCAAAAGTCCTTGAGAGCCCATAGGCTTTGATTTCATTCGCTGCGTAAGTAGCCAGCGCGCTAGATTCTCGTTTAGCTTGGCTAACGGCTTCATCATCCATCGCTTTGAACGCATTAATAATTGAGCGGAGCTCGCGCTTGTCATAGCTGATTGGTAACTCATCTGCCACCGCTACGCTCCTTTAATATATCTATTGCCGTCATTACTTGGTCGATATCTGTCCAGTAAGGCATTGGAATCCCAGTTGCGATAGCAATCTCGATG